ATATGGTTTGATTCTGCTGCAATGCCAAGTACCCCACTTGTAAGAGATAGATTGCTGGTATTTCCTCTTAAAACCATTATGTTATTTAAAAATCTACATCTTTCGTACCGCTCAAGCCTACTTGCTTCAGTAAAAGTTGGGTTATCTGCGTTTGTTTGAAAGACTGTTTCTGTTCCTGTTCTGTTTATAATATTGTCTGGTGGATTGGCTGAGTCTAAGCGTGTATAAATTGGCGGGATTGCAACAGCACTATTTTGATTATGATACTCCCAATTTTCTGTTTCGTTAAATGCATAAACTGTTTTACTATCATATGCTCCTGCACTTGGATTAGCGCCAGCAGACCAAACACCTACTTCTGTTATTTCATATCTTTCTGCTGTAGGAAGTTCTGCTGTAAAAACAATTTTTGATTGACCACCTTCAGTAACATAGCCACGAGAGGTTATTGGGACACGAAACATTTCAAAGTCTAAATTTTCTTTGTTTGCAAAGTTATGAGAAACCGTTCCCACAGGACTAACTGCAACGCTAGAAACATTTGTTTTTACACGTGCATAAGAAACGGTATTGTTAGTCACTCCTGTAATTAGGTAGGTTCCGTTGAATGTTGTGTCCACGTTGTCTACTGTAATATATTCTCCAACAGAAAAATTGTGATCTACCGATGTTGTGATTGTAGCAACGTTAGTTGTTAGAGCCTTATTGCTTACAGAAAAAGAAATGTCTGAAAGTGGTTTTGCTCCACAGCCAATGGCAATATGTGAAGCATAGGCAGGAGCCTGCCCAATAAGATATTTAGCCAAAATATTTTTACCTATATTAGTTATCATTTATGACTCCTCTTCATATATTGTACCATTAAGTATCTCGCCATCAGTTAATATTTCTACATCTACCTGTTCATCAGGCTCAAGATTTGAAACATTTATAATAAGATCTCCAGTGTCTGGATCTATGTATACAACCTCTTCATTTGGACCTGTTCCATAGGCTGGTAATTTTAATTCTAACCTTATGGGAAAGTTTTTAAAATATGTATCTGAGGTGCTATCAAGTCTAATTATATTATTTGGGTTATATTGAAGATAAAGATCTTTAAGATTTTTTATTGGACTATAGATTACATCTTGCCCATCAATAATATCGTTTCTTGAAATATTAATTAATTCCTGTCCCCCGATATTTTCAAAAACTAAGTCTATCATCCTCTCTTCATCTAAGGTTGGATTATTAAGTGCAATCAGAGATGGGGTTGCAGCCTTAGTTACTGCTGGGGTTGCTGATTGTGAAACTGCTGTGGACTGATTTGCTACTGCATCTGTTGCCATTAAACTACCTCACTTAAAAATACTGTCATTGATGGACCACTTTGATCTTTAGAGTACTCTATATTATACACAACAAATCTACTACTCTTTGGCGAAACCATATCAATTGAATTATCTACATAATCTAAATTAACTATGTCTCCTAATTGAATCATAGGGTTTGCAAAAATCTTAACTCCAACAGATTTTCTTGGTTTCATTATCTTATTAATAACCCAGGACATTAACTCTTCTGCAGCATCGTGTGACTGAATGTATGGCACGTCTAGGTTAAAATCTTTTTTACCATAAGACATTCTGCTTAACTTTATATCTTGATAATCTTTTTTAATTTTAAACGGGGAAGATACCAGAGTTGATCCAACTAATTCAGGGTTAGCAAGGTTACTGTTTTTTGAAAAATACTCATCAACTGTTAAATCTACACTTGATTCCTGAGTAAATGTAATTCCTTGTATTCTTAAATAGTTGCCAGATGTTGCATCCAGATTTAGCGTAGTGTCTGTTGCATTAAAAATTAAAAACTCTGCTCCATAAGATCCTGCTCTAAATCCAGAAACAGAATACCCTTTTAGTCTATTAAAAGTAGGAGACAGTTTTGCATAAAGGGCTGGGTAAGCCTGATCATACTTAATATTAAATGATGCTGCCTCTCTCATTATTGTTCCAAATTCTTCAAAATACATATCAAATGCTGGTGGTTCAGCAGAACTTATTCCTGATAGATATGTTCCTTGAACTATGCCACTCATAGCATACTTCCCAAATGAAGAATTTGCACTAACTTCAGAATCTCCAAATACTGAGGCTATCGGTGCATTAATTTTAAAAGCAGTATTTTGTGAGTAGTTATTTCCTAAAGCATATATATTTTCAAACATAACCCTTGATGAGCCACGAACAAATAATGCCATATTGTTATATACTGGAAGCGGATCTTCATCGTCTACTGTTGCAATAAGGTTATTATTTATATATAAAAAGAATCTTCTTCTTGTACCTATATCTTGGTATTCAACAGATAAATCGTAAACTGTTGGGCGTTCTTCTGTAGCCATTCTATATTGACCAGTAAATTTTCCATCATCAACTATTATTCCTGCTAAACCTTCGTACAATTTAATTGGAATAGCAGATGAACCAGAGGCTTTTATTTTATAAAATATTACGTCATTTACATTTTTCTTTTGAGAATCATTTAAAAGATTTGCTCCTAAGCCAATAATTTCAAAATAGTATCCATTGTTTGTTGATGGATTAATCATTACAGCAAGTCCACCAGATCCACCAACTACGCTTATATTTTTAGATGGATCTGTTCCTGGAACTGTAAAGTATGTAGAGGCTCCAAGTGGAGTTTGTCCAAGATTTGTATCATTTTCAATTTTTCCAACAATTCTCATCCTAGTTCCAAAATGCTTATATTTATTATCTAATTGTTTGTATACATAAGAAACAAAATCCAATGGTGATTCTGTTGTAGTAAATCCTGGACCATTCATAACTAATGCCGATGATTGTACTGTTCCTGCTTGTGTGGATAACATAGCATTTATATTTGACTCAGATATATACTTTGATGCTAAAGCATTTTTAATAATTCCATTTCTTGATGTTTTTTGTGCAAGAGTATTATTTATTCCTGCAGCACCTACTGTTGTTGCGGGAAGAGTTTGTCCTGTTCTAAATAAATACTTTGATTGCATAGTACATCCACGAACATTTGCATTATTAGACCAGTAGGCGTTTATTCCTGCTGAATGAGAAACGACTGGTGTTCCAAATTGTCCTCTTCCGTGCTTTGCTACTTTTCCATTTTTAAGTTTCGTAACTCCAAGAACTTCTTCATAGTTTGGTTCAGAGTATATTCTCACTAGCCCTGTTGGATAAATCTTTCCGTTAAATGGTAATGATGAAAAATATTTTTGATATTCTTGAACGCTATTTATCCAAACATCACCAGTGCCAGAAATATTATACTGAACAGCATCATATTTAATAATTTCTCCATTTGAATAAAAGTATCCATTATACCTTGTTATAAAGAAAACTCCTTCTCCAAGATCCATAATATTATCAATAACGATATTATTTTTTACTGATGGAATGGTTGATGACAAGTTTGAATTTAAGGGTATTGCACTTAATGCATAGGTTGATTGATTTTGAATTTCTTGATTTACAGACTTTGTGTCTTCTGATCCTGATAATTCCCAAAGAACTACTGGCTTGTATATCCAAATTTTTTCATTATCTACAAGGCTTGCTTGCTTATAGGTTCCCACTGATCTTTGTATAGATCTTGAAGTGTAGGTAATCTTGCCATCATTATAGACCTCATTGTCCTGAGATGTTATCTCTAAGATATTTGAAAGTTTATTATTTGTTTTTTGATTTTTAATAACTCCCGTGTCAGAAAAATCTGTAGTTCCATAAAGGGTTATATCTACTGGTCTTTGATCAACTGATGGCATTACATAGTCTTTGCTCATCATAACAAAATTATTGTATTCATCAAAGAACATTGCTGTCTGAGTTGATATTGCAAGATCTTCTAATACTTCTGCTATGCTTCTTTCTGGAGGAATAAAGAAATAAGGAATAATAATTTCCGATTCTCCTTCAACTCTTTTAAAAACATAATTAGAAAATCCAATAGAGTCAAGCAACAGGGACACTGCAGAACTAACAGATGTATTTGTAAGTAACATTTGTGGGGCAATTTGCGACTCAAAATAAAAATACAAATCTCTAAGTTCTATGGACACTTGCTTAGACTGATTATCTAGTTTTGGAAAACCATCGGAGTACATAGTTTTGATTGGCAAGTAGTGTTCCACTCCAGAATTATCTGTAATAACTTCATAAAGTTTAATTTGAATATTTTTAGAAACATACTTACTAATAATGCTTAAACTATTTGATGGATGAAAGGCATCATCAAAGTCAAATAAAGAAATTGATCCTGTTGAAGCAAGAAGTTGCCCTACTGGTAATCCACTAACTCCTAAATCAGAAGCACTTTTATTAACAGAAAAATCTAATACTCTGTCACTTAGGTCTGACACAAGTCTTGGAGATAGTTCAATCAAATCAAATGTAGAATCAAACTTATTCATAGTATCAACAACAATTCTTATTCCAGAAATATGTTCAAACTCTTTATACTTCACTTGATTGTTTAGCGTAAACGCTGGGGGATTAGTTAAGTCTGTAACAAAACTTGTAAGAGTTCCAACATCAGAGTCTTCAAGACTCCACCCATAAGACGGAGTAAAAGTTCTCCATTGATCTTCATGCCAAATATGATATGTGCCCAAAGACATACTATTAGAAATAACTAAATAAGCATCACCCTCTTGGGCTGTTACTGGCTTTAATGTTGCTGAAGATAACTCTGCAATGAACTTAAATATACTTGAATATATTTTTGGAATAATTAATCCATAAGAAACTTCAACATACCCGTCAGATCCGATTATTGCTTTTCCGTCTTTTCTTCTATCTTCATCAGAAAATGATATGGCATCTACCCAATTGTTATTTTTTAATACTTGAATCTTCCATTTTTTTGGAGTTGTCCGATTTACTTCTCCATAGTATGGATCTAAAAATGATTCATATGAGTTAGAAAATGTTCCAGAATCTAACTCCCCTGTATTGGTTTGCATCTTTACGATTAGCCTGTTTGCTGGAACCTTTTCTTTATATACAACAAATGGCGCTGTGTCTTCTATCGCATGTCTTCCATTAATGGTTTTATTAGCAACTCCATATTCAATACCGTTTTCTGTTCTAAAAGAGGTCCAATATTTAAATGGGTCGTTCTTATCTGACATATAATATCTTGGTCTTTTGAACATATTAATGTTTGGATTGTGAATATATCTACCATTTAAAAATGTGGCTTTGTTAATTCCAGACCTTGGTCTTTGATAACTAAAGCAGTCCTCTAAAGAATAAAGCATCTTCATTTTTTCTTTAACTGGTTTTAATGTAGTTGGAGTTTGATTGTCTTCTGGATCTATTCCTCCATCAATAACTACATCTGCATCTGTTGCACCAGTGTAATATTTTACTCCATTGGTTCCTGAGTCTAATGGGTCAAAGGTATTTGGAATTGCTCTGTACAGAGAATCTGCCTGTGTTGGGCGGTACCTATAGTTTCCTACCATAGAGATATTTGTTGCAATATTCATATTCCATTCAGCAATAACTGAAGATTTTGTTTTAACAGAAGAACTTGTTTCTATGTAATCTAATAGTTCTTTATCTTGAAACATTATGCTTCTTCCAGTGTAAGAGATACATTCCAAAAGTCAAAGTTTAAACCACTTCGTTTTACAACGGAATAACTAAAGTCTGAAAAGAAAACTTCTATAATCTCATTATACTTTCTAACATTATTAAACCTATTGTCTACTGCACTGCTATCTGTGTCCTCAAAATTTGTATACTTATCGTAAGCAAGATAAACCCAGAATGAGCCTTTGTGGTTATCATACCAATTAA